TCCAACCTTCAGTGTGGGTCATGGGTTCATGGCATCGGACGGTACGGGAACGATCATGTCCTATGCGAAGAATAGAGTTCCTTACTACGCAAACTGTTGGACAAAAATCAACGGGGTCAAGTATGGTAATCCGGATCACAGGGCAGATGTTGCTATCAATGTCTCCGCACCTACCATCTCATTGAACTACGAGAACTTCGGGCCTTATGACTATCCAGTCATAGACGAAGAGATTGGGTCTAATGTAGAAGACAGTTTCAATCGACTACTAGAATCTGTGATGGCGCAACGTCATTAAAAATATGCATAAAAAAAGGGGCACCGAAGTGCCCCTCAAAAGTGTCCCTTAAGGGATTCTTTTTATCCTTATGTGAGGATGTTGTCCACACGGAAGATACGGTAGTACTGGTTAGACTTAGCAGATGCCAATCCATCAGCTGGAGTTGATCCAACGAATGGGTTAGAAGCCATGCCGTAACGAGTTTTGAAACCGATCTTAGGCTGGAAAGTGTCTTCCGCAACGGCTTTAACCATTTGCAGAGGAACGTAAGGACAGTAGAACAGACCAGCGTCATAAGGGTTAGTACCCTTGTAGCCGATTGTTACGTAATCTGTCTGTGCATACGGATCGATGTATACACGTAAACGTCCATTTAACACACCAGCGAAGGTGTTACCTGTGTCATCAACTTGCAAGTTGGTGTTCATAGCAGGAGTATAGTCCAACATACCAGAAGCAGCCAATGCAGTAGCAACGTCAGAAGAACAGATAACTACGTTACCTTTTCCACGTCTTGTTTCTTTTGCAATAACGTTTGCTTCACGATCAAGTTGTACAACCAGACCTTTGAACTTCTCAGCAGACCAACGACCATCAGCGTCACTAGAAAGGTCAAAAATACCGTTCTTAGTTACGTTTGCCTGAAGGGCACCTGTCTTAGCTTGAGAGTTAATAGTTCTGATAACTTCTCTGTTGATCTCAGCAAGAATCTCAGTAGACAAAATGTTTGCCAACTCAGTTTCAGCGTCAAGACCATGAATTGCTTTAAGGTCTTGAGCGAGTTCAAGAGAGTACTCAGCTTTCAGCGCACGAGACTTTGCAGTCACGGTTGCTTTCTCAATGGTGAATCCCATTTCTTCGAAAGCGCCAGAACCAGAAGAACCAAGTGCTTCTGCGTCAGCAGTAGACATTGGGCGACCAGTAATGTTAGTCAAACGCATGTCATTAGCAGAGTCACCGTCAGGTGCGATTCCGTTAAATCCAGATACGTTGTCACTATCGTGAGCAGCTGCGCCAGAAGAGTCACCACTGAAAGTAGTTTCTGCTTCGTTGAACAATGCTTCACGGTTAGATGTAGAACCACCACCATATCTTGCCTTCATAGCGAAGATAAGACCAGTAGGGCCAGACATCGGTTGAACACCACATACATCGTATGCCATCAAGTTAGGCATTGCACGGCGTACAAGTGAGATGAGAATCGGATCCCATGTACCGATAGCAGAAGTTGCGTTAGCAGGAGCTGCTTCAGTCATGAAACCTGAATGTTGTGCACGTTCTTCAGAAAGAGCACGTTCTTGGTTTTCTAGAATCGCTGCAGTAACGGCCTTTCTGTGGTGATCAGTGATCGCACCAGCAGACTCTTCGTTCAATACAGGACTCCATTTTTCGATAAGATTATCGTAAGAATTCATAATGGTTTTCCTTATTTATTAGCGGTTTGTCTAATAGTTTGGATGTACTGTTCCATTACAGAAGATACTTCGACAGTTGCCTCAGGTTCTTCAGCAGTAATTTCTTCAGTTACATCAGTTTTTTCAGCCTTAAAGAAAGACTCACGGATTGTTTCGACCTTAGACTTAAATGACTCTTCGTCATCAAAATCTACGTTCTCAACCAAACCACGAAGTTTCTCTACTTGAGTTTCTGCCATACCACGTGCAGCTTCAACGATAATTGAATCACGCTTGTATGTTTCAAGTTCTTCGGCAAGTTTAATTGCGTCACCTGTTGTTGCGTTGAGTTTAGTTTCCAACTCTTCAACAGATTCAGCTAGTTCGTCAACTAGGTCAACTTTGGACTCAGGAACTTCAATGTAAGATTCTACAAAGACATCTTTCATTTTGTTCATGAACGTCTCAGCGATTTCAGTACGGAGACCGTTCTGTACAGCTAATTTGTTCTCTTCCATCCAAGTTTCAACTACATAGTTAAGGTAGCTATCTACTTTCTCCACAAGATCAGATTTAACTGAAGATACTTCCTCAGCTAATTGCTCTTGATACTGTGTTTCAATTCTGTCTACTTCTTCAGACAGTTTTGTTTTCACAGCTGCTTCAAAAATTACAGCAGTTTTGGCTTTAAACTCATCACTGAGTGTTGCCTCAGACTCTACCAGTGCGTCTAGTTCAGCAGTAGTATCAACTTGTGTCTCAGCGACAACACTTGATTCTTCTACTTCCACTTCTTCGCCCATTACCTTTTTGTACGATGCTTGAAGGTCAGCCTTTTTCATGCTGTTCAATTTACCGTACATGGCACTGATCATACCTGCTTTTGTTTTCGGAACAGGAGCTTGTTTTGTTGCGTCTGCAGCTTTGTCCACACTTGCGATTGACTCAGGTTCAGTTACTTCACCTTCGTCGCCCTTCGGTGCTGACTTAACAGCAGGAGCGGCTTCGTCGAGAGTCTCTTCCACGATATCGTTAATATCTTCATCGTGGAGTTCGACAGCTTCGACTTCTTGATTGACATCAGTCATAATCGACTCCTTTATAATTGCGATTTTATTAACGAGAGGAAATTTTTAAACTCTCGAATTTGCACTTCTGGACGAAATGCTTTCGGAGTAGTTTTAATTTCAGTCTCCATTTTCTCAATTACCTGAGGCTCTAAAATGCCGTTATTCCAAACCCAGTCTACACCTTCCATAATTCCATTAACGAAAGCTTCTGGTGCGCTAGGGTCTTGTACTATGTCAACAGTACTAAGAATAAAGTCGTCTTTAACGACCATGGCGCCATTTCGATTCTCAAGGCTACCCATACCACGAGTTGACACGCCTAGTTGAACACCGCCTTCTAGGAGACCTTTTACGATCTTACCCATTGGAGTATCCAATACTTGTGCCTTTCCTACCACATCATTTCCCTCAAACTTGAGGTCTGTGATGAGGTGTGAAACTTTGTCTAAGTTGACTGTCGGCCCTTCAGGGTGGTTTAGTTCCCCTACTGCCCGTCTCTTAGAAACTTGTTCTGTTACGTACTTACCTACTGCCCTTTCCATGATTGGTTTGGGGTAGATACGTCCGTTTCTGTTCTTTTTGTCGGCCTGTGCGAACACACCTTCAATGGTGTACTTCTTTTCACCATCTTCTTTTTTCTCTACGATGCATTGAACATCGTTTTCTAAGTATTCGCTTATCAGCTTCATCTTGCTAAATCCTTTAAAATAGCTTGTGCGCCTTTAACGGCGTCTTTTTCGGACTTGAATATGTCCAGCATATCTCCATCGACATATGCGGTATATCCCTTACTGCCTTTCCAGACTTCGTAAGGGATTTTCTTTCCACGGACTTTCTCTGTTCCGGAATGAACCTTTTTCCCTTGAGGTTTTTTTGCCTCTCTGATTTGTTCAAACGTTTTCAAAGTAAGTTTTCTCCGTTGTACCTATTATTTATACAATTTATGTTTTTAAAAACACTTGTTTGCGACTTTATGAAGTCTCCCCGACTTCATCATCTTGTGAAACTTCTTCCACTTCGTCTTCAACCACATCTTCGGTTGTTTCATCATCAATACCTTCCTCGCCGATCTCATCATCGACCATATCTTCGATTTCTTGGTCAGTGAGTTCTTCATCTTCAATGTCGCCATCCGCATCATTAAAGATGGAACCAGCTACTGCCACCTTTTCTGCATCCAATCTGGCTTGCAGTTTGTCGTTTAACATAGAATTGAACGTTGTCTGTGCAGCGTTGAAATTCTGCTGTTGCAAAGCATCAATAAACTGCTGTGCTTGACCGATTTCTTCTTGTTGTTCGACTTCTTGATTTTCTACTTCACTCATGATTATACTCCTAAATCATCTTCGTCATCGTCACCTTTTGAATTTTCAGACTCGACTTCATCTTTCATTTGATTTATGTCTTCGTCTGACATCATCATGACGTTCTTCATTACCCACTCACGTGAGAAATATTCACCAACATAATTAGTGATCCTATCCATTGTGTCCAGTCTCTCTCTTAAGAGTTCTGCGTTTTTAAGTTCAGTAAAGTGGTTATCACGAATAAAGTCAATGACGATATTGTTTTTCCACATTTCCCAATCATCCTCAGTAATAACACCTTTGAGGATTAGTTGCTTCTTGAGAATACCCAAGAACAACATAGAGAATCTTCTACGCAGTCTGTCCACAAACTTTTGAAACTTAACTTCGTCTCGACTGATCTCTGTTGATCTACCAAGACTAAACTGAGCTTCTTGTTCCAGTCTATTTATTGGAACGTTAAGTGATCGATATAATCTCTTTTGGAAGTAGATAATATCATCAATTTGACCAAGGTTCTCACCGCCAGGCAGTGTAGAAATCTCAGTCCCTTTGCCACCTTCTCTACGAGGTAACCAAAAGTCTTCTAGCATGGACATGTGTTTACGATCATCTTTGATCTGTCCAGTACTTGCATCATAGACTAACTTGTTTCTATAACGAGTCATGATGTCTTTCATGTGTTGTTCAGCCTTACCAGTAGGTAGGTTACCAACATCTATGTAAAATATTCTTCTCTCTGGTGCACGTGCAAGACGATAGATTACCAAAGAGTCTTCCATCATACGCAATTGGTTGATGGGTTTAATTGACTTGTGTAGGTAGGATATTACACGCTTTCTTTGTGCGTCTAACAATCCAGAAGTTACATACGAAACAGAATCAGTAGACATCTTGACACCTGTTCTTGTTCCTTGCTTCTCTTGGAAAACATAAAACTCGTTGACCTTATCAACGATCTTGGCGTCAGTCTTTGTATCCTTTTTGTATTTAACCTCTTTTACTTTACGAACCTTGGAGGCATCGATAGGACGAATTTCCTGAATACCGGCCTTCATATTAGATTCGTTTACTACGAGGTGGTGAACCAAACGTCCATCCACATACCATGACCTAAAGATGTCATGTGCGTTATCGTTGAAGTTCAACATCGAACAGATGTTATCAAACTCTTCAACAATAATCTTTTTAATCTTGTCGGACGCATCTACTTTGTCCAGACTAATTTCTACAGAGGATTCTAAATCAGATGCACTGATAGACTCATTAATGATGTCTTCAACAGCTGCATCGACTTCAGGGTGTTCTGCAACACCACGATACTTCTTAATTAATTCTGCATTATCTTTTGCGCCATCACCTTCAATGTCAATAAATTGACCAAAGTGGGCACCAGAGGCAGTAACATACCCCGCACCATCTTCATCCGCTTTCGGAACGATGGACGGTAATTTCTCAGGTTTCTTATCTTGATTCGCTCTCTTTAGTTCGAATCCGAAAAGTTTAATAATACTATTACTTTCTTCTGCCATATTTCACTCTTTTGATAAAGTGCGGGGGCTAATTGCCCCCGACTCTATTACTTATACTAGTATTAACTAGTTGTGTCAGATTCCCAGTATTGGACTTGGAACTCAACCGTAAACTCTTCAATGGTATCTACTGTTTCGTAGTTAACATCGATTGCAGCTACGTTGGTTGGGAAACAACCACGGAACTGATAAGTTTTAATGGTCTCGCCATCTTTGTCCAATTGCTCAACAATCAAATCTGCTTCATACTCAACGGGGTTGGTCAGACCAGTATTAGCACTGTGTGCATTGATACCGTTCATCCATCGTTCCATTGCGTTTCTAACATTGAAGTCTGTATCGTTGATAATAGTCGTTGTCCATGTTTCAAACGTTCTATCACCAGCAATCTTCAATTGTCGTCCACGGAAAGGAACTTCAACCACGTTCATTACTGAAGCGGGTAATTGTGCAGCCTTACACAGGAAGGATGTCAATTCGACATCGCCTCCAGCGTAAGCGGGAAAGTTGACAGTCGCTTTAAAGAGATTGGGACGTGCGCCCCCGCCTCTTAGCTTCGACTTAAAGTCATCTACGCCTAAAATTGCCATCTTTCTCTACTCCTTAAACTGTGCCAACAACTTCTTCAAAGTCTACACCACTACGAACTGCGACAAAATTCAATGTCACGAAGTTAATAGAACGTGCAGGCTTAATGAAGATAGAAGCGACAAATTCGTTTCTGTCAATCACAGCCGGTGTATTGTTTGTTTCGTCACAAACAACCTTAAAGTCTGTAATACCTCTTCGACCCTTGATCTCACGAAGTAGTGGTTCTACGACATTCACGAACTCAGCACGAGTAAACTCGTCGTTGAATTCGAAGAGAATGTTCTTAGCAGCTTGTGCGATTGACTTCTCAACACCGATAAACAATCTTCGGACGTTGATTCTGTCAAATGCAGAAGGTCTAAGTTCATGAGTCTTGTCACCATAAAGGACGATACCTACGCCAGGAATATTGGCGACTGGGTTAACGTTAGCCTTATATAGTGCGTCTCTCTGCGCTTTATTAGGAGAGTGTGCAATATCTGTTATTGCCAGATAGTTACCACGTCTCTGTCCCGCTGGAGAGAACCAAGGTGCAGCAACAAAGTCTGTTGCAGCCATGATTCCAGCAGTTGAGGAGTTGGCAGGGATATAAATGTATTGATCGTTATACTTGTCGAACACCTTGAGGTAGTTATTATCTACGATCAAGTAAGATGAACTTGACAAGTCATTTGCAAACGAAATGGCATTCGTATTTGCAGTGCTAGTTGTTACGCCGACGATACCTTCTCTGGGAGGAGAAACAGGAACCACGCAATCCTTACGATCCTTTGCAATACCGTTCAGGTAGTTTGCAATGGTAACCGCATCCGAATCTTCGACTGACTGAGGAGGAATCAGGAAGTCTACCTGAATAGATTCAGCATCATCGAACAGATCAAAACCTGTCATGATATCTGAATTCGTCAAGTCAACCCCGTCCGTTCCACCACCCAAGTTGATCTTGGATGCAGAATCAGACCATGCAGAAGAGCCTGTAGAGTAATTTATTGCGCTGTCCACTGAAGGAGTCTTACCCCAGTTTTGCCCTATATTATTATACAACGCTCCAAATGCAGAGTCATCTGCAAAACTGTTGTTCCATACATATTCGGATTGTGTGTTGAGTACATCGGAAATATAGTTCGGAGAACCATCCGGTGTCACAGCACCTTTAGCAACAGACAAGTGAGGGAATGTTTCCAACACTGTGCCTGGCGTTCCAGTGAATGACCCAGTTCGGTCAATAACCGCTACGTGTACTTCGTCTTTTTCTGAACCGTTTTCGGTTGCATAAGCAGAAGTAGTCGGTTTGCGATCAAACGAACCCTTGTAAGCCCAAGAGCTGAAGTAATCTACGCCATCTGAATCACGGGCAGGACAGAAAGATACTGTCAATGCATTACCCAGTGAGCCTGGATATTTTGCAATGAAAGAACCTGTTTTTAATGTTCCCGCCTTGACAGATGAAGAAACGTTAGTTTCCCAATCTTCACGATTCTCAACGGTTGCTGAGTCGCCGGTTATTTTTGTTGCAGCACTGTGTGCGTTAATGCCTCCATTGTTACCACGAACAATGTAGAGACTGTTTGTGTACTTCAAGAAGTACGATGCGCTATGGAAATCCACAGCATTATCTTCGTTAGGCGCTGCGAACGCTCTCACCAGTCCAGATTCGTCTGCCACTAGTGTTTGCGAGTTTACAGGCCCCCAACGAAAGTTTCCAACAAATGCGCCTACAGAAGTCGATACATTGGGCGCTACACCCGAAAGATCGATTTCCTTGATCGTAATTGCTGGAGACAGAGACGGTGATAGTAATGCCATAACTGTTATCCTTTTCGTTTACAAATTATAAGTGAGTTCATAATACGGTGTTTTCTCAATTACTATTATTTATAATTTTGAAGTTCTTACCAATCATCTTGACGCCATACCTGCCATTCATTTGCGTTACTTTCTTCCGCTTCGATGGCTGCGATAGCGTCACTACCATCATCAATAAACCCAAATGCGGGTACATCATTTGCAATTGACTCCATTCTTTCATCAAATAACATTTGTTTAAGGTTTATATCCGTCATGTCCCCAAAGAATTGTGTTGATGCAAAATATCCAAACATCACGAGATTCATCATTAGATCATCGTGGTTACCATCTGAGGCCTCATAGGACTGTCCTCTTGCGGTAAATGTAGAAACCTCTAAGATTGTATTCTCATCTACAATTTCAAGCTTGCCATTCTCAAGAATATCTTTTATACTAGAACAACCAAGTCTCTTGACCTTTCGGTTCATTTCAATACCAAGTCCGGAGGCCTTTACTGAAGAGGTCACATGTAAGTGTTCGTATTCTAAATCGTGATATAATCCATTACATACCACACCACCCTGATCATTTGCTTCTACAACCACATATGCTTCATTGTAGAGCTTCGCATACTTATAGATAATATTTGGAAAGAGTATTGGAGATATAGTATTACAGCGATACACCGCAACTTGTTTGAAAGGTTGGACTGCAATATCGATAACCGTAAAGGTAGAATAATCCTGACCTCTTCCTTTTGATACGTCCACAGTAAAGATATAATCATGATCTTTAATTGGATGGTCATATACAATTAGATCGCCACCCTCAAGGAATTCCTTCGGTGGTTTCGACCTCAATGAGAGTAAAGTCTCTGCATTGATTAGGGTATCGCCGGTTCCAAAAAAGGTGTTACCGAATTCTTGGTCGAACTGTAACTGTGATGTGTTGGAAACCGTCTGTTCCTTCCACTTCTCATCACGGCCAGGCACGTCCCACCAATCTACTTGAAAAGACTTGTACTCATTGATTCCTTGAACTGCACCTTCCCAAACCTTGTGAAAAGTATTTCCTATACCGTTGGCTGTTGACGTGATAATAACTTTCGTGTCTTTACCAGCAGAGACAACAGGGTAGGTAGAAGTATAGAATTCATTAGCACGTTCAACGAAAGCAAACTCATCAAGAAACAGTAAGTTGACAGACATACCACGAATAGAACTACCGCTAGTGGCAGCAGCAATAATGCGACTATTGTTGGAAAATTCGATACTACCTTTGTTGAGTGCTTTGCAGCCCGGTTGCAAAAAGAACGGTAGGTTTTCGAGAGCAAGAGTAACACGTCCTAACATCTCCCTTGCGGTTGCACCCTTATTGGCGAGGACTGCAATCGTCTTTTCTGGATGAAAGATGGCATACCATAAAAGATACACCACACTGGATATTGATTTACCACTCTGTCTACATGCAAGAACAATAGAGAATCTATTATCATTGAAATGTTCAAACATCTTTTCTTGGTATGGATACAAGTCAAAGTTGACAAGACCCTGATCCAATGATATAATCTTCACATAGGTGCGAGCAAAGTATGCGGGGTCGTTCATACACTTCGCATACTCTTTAATTTTTGTTTCATCCCATTCTTCATTAACCCCGTCTTTCTTTACGTTAGGGTTACCAAGATAGGATTCTTTATTTAGGAGGGGGTTCAACGTCGATCACCTTTTTTTCATTCTGTAGAAGTCGTTGTAAGTCAGCTGTTGATCCAAGGAATAAATTGTTATTCGTTGTGTTACCAAGTCTCTTGGGATCGTCTTCACGATCTATGTCTTTCTTTTGTTTGTTCAGAGCCATGAGTTTGTCGTTGATGTCTGCCATGTTTTTCATCATACCAGACAATACTTCAAACGCACGAGGATGTTCGCTTTCACGTGCTACCTCAATCATGAGTTCCATACTCTCTCTACCCTTTTCTAGTAGATCGTAGTATGTCTCTCTTGAGTATTGGTAATCATTATCTACATTATCATTACGTTTTGTCATGCACTGCTATCCAAATATTGAATCAAGAATCCATAGTCGCTGTCGGGACTCACTCCTACAGGCGTTGGAGTTATGTTTATGTTCGTATAGAACGTATCACTGTCTCCCATAATATATAGATTATTGTTAACTTCACGTATAATGCCTTGTTCAACATTAGGCCCATAGAATGCAATTTTCATTGTGAAATCAAGATTATACACAATGGTTCTTCTCTGTTCTAGTGCACCCTCAAAAGTATCTTCAAAAGAAACTCCTTCAAGTACCACAGGCACATCTTCTTTGATGTCTGGGAAATCAGAGAATGGTTTTATCGTCACCGTATATTGTGGTGCGAAATATGGTATGATTTGTTCTACCACTTGTAACGCATCGTCCTGAGACTTTGCGTAAATACTTAATTGAAATGATACGTCATAAGGTACAGACGTAAACATTTTGTACCTTTTAGTAATGTCATTTTCAAATTCGTTTTGAACACGGTTTACTTTAGGTAATTGTCTTGCTGGGTCATAGGCCATCTGAGTAATCTCAAATGACATACGAGGGAGTTTCATCGCAACTTTACGTTCTGCTTCCTCTCCCTTTGACATCTCTGCCAGTCTTTGAATAAAGTTTCTCTTAGGCGCATAAGATAGAGGCACCTTTACCTGAGAGATAATCTCACCGGATGAGTTTGCTCTGAGGACGTGCAAGTTGTTAAACAACGATCCGAATACGGATACCGCTGTTCTAACTCTCTTGTGATAAAAATGTGTTCCAAACATTATTCCATGTCTCCAAAGGGGTTAGATTCGGAGAAGTCTAAGAAGTCACCCTCAAAATCATCAAATATCTTGTTCTGAGATTCCTGTTGAATCTCTTGTAATTCTTCTACCAGACTAGGAACCCAACTTGCATTCGCACCCGATATACGACGATTAACATTAAACTGTCGGTATTCTCCATCTGTAGAACCACAGTGAGCCAATTGAAGAACTCTATCAGAGTCACTCCAGTCAGTAACCTCACCTTTCATAGTATATGTAGAGTTTACTTGAGATACCACTTCCCCAATAATAAAGTTACCACCCGAATCTGGGGCAGAGAATATCGGAGATGGTTCTTCTGAATACAAGAATCCTGGCGTAAGTACTGTCAACCCATTCACACTACCTGTTGTTGCATCAATAGTAGCAGTAGCAGTTGCTGGTGTTCCATCCGCATGTTCTAGTTTTATTGTATTAGAACCACTATCATTTGCTGAGGTTGGTACTGTGAAGTCTGAGTCTCCAACTAGAGTACTTACACTACCAGCTCGGAAATGAATCTCATCTAAGTTACCCGCAGTAACTTTCCAGTCTGTACCACCAAAGGTTCTACTAGAGGATGCACCCAATGAGAATCCTGAAGACGTTGCAAATGTATCAGTATAACCTACAGCAGAGTCTAGTTCCTTTGTACCATTTACCCACACATGAACATCACCCGAATCTAAAGCAAACGCAACATGTTCAAATGCACCACGAGAGAAGGTAGAAGAACTTGCAACTCTAGGGGTTGCCATTCCACTTCCTCTTTGATATACTAATGCACCAGATGAGTTTATACCCCACATAATTTGATTACCAGCACTATCACCACCATGTAGCAGTATAGAAGAGAATTCTCCAGCCGCTGGATATTCACTAACACGAATAAACATGTCTACCACACCGTTATTTGATGGGAACAAGAAAGACTCTTCTAATCCCTGAGCCCGTGACATGTTGATACTGTTTATACCAAATTTAGATATTTCGCCCGAATCGGGTTGTGGGAAGGTTACCGTTGGCGCAGTTGAATAACCACGTCCAGCGTTGGAAAGAGATAAAGTCTCCACACCACCGTTTAGATTGATTGTTGAGACAGCAGAAGGTAAACTACCAAAACTGTCTCTTGTTCTCATAGTAAGTTTATACTGGAAGGCACCTTCGTATTCTATATCGTCTATGGTGTCAATACCAGTATCAAAATCTTCATCGCTGTATTCGAACAATTCAGCTTGTAGTCTGAACGTAGGTAGATTACTTAACTGATAGAATGGTGTCTCAGTTTCTACTTTATTGATTTGAAAGATAGACTTAGAGAGGGGTAGATAAATGACATCACCTTCTCTCGGTCTAAATTTGTTTGAATCTAAGTAGTTACCGATAAGTTGTTTCCAACGTCTACGTGCGACAACGAATGTTGCTTGATCTCTTAGTTCAATACCAAATTTTGTGAACAGATCACCCTCACCTTCAAATCCTTCGGTGTTCTCAATGTACATCTCTATCTTGTAGGCGTCAGAGAATCTTGAGGGTACATCATCAAGGAATACTTTATCCTTGTTGACTATTTCTCTTGGTATGTAGTAAACGTCCTGACCGTAGAACTTTAAAGACTCAATTACGATATCTTCATAAAGGTTCTGTTCCGATCTGACTGTTTGACTGATATAAGGATTTGTT